TAAAAAAAGACCTATAAAGCCTAAAAAATAATTATTATGAAATCGAGCAAAACGGTACTCACGGCAGTCGCGGCAATTTTGTCTGCGGCGGGAGCTTACATAAGTGGGGAGTTGGAGTTAAGTGCAGCGCTAAATATCGGTGTTACCTCTGTTCTTGCAATCTTCCTGCGTCACGGTGTGAAAAAAGCAGAAAACGCAGCTAAAGATTGATGGGTATTCTCAAGGCATTAGCAACCTTGATAAACGCTTTTCCCGGCTTGCTAAAGTTGTTTGAAAAGCTGCACAAAACAATTAGAGACCAAAATGCAAAAGATCGATGGGACAACAAAAAAACTCTCATTGCTACTGCTATTCGTGATTCTCAGTATGCCGTTGGGGTGCAGACAGACAAAACTCAATTCGGTGGAGCAATTTCTAAATCACCCGCAATTCCAAAACGCAGCCAAGACAGCCCCCCAGTTTACAAAGGAAGTGCTGAATAAATTAGCTGAATATGAATATGAATTGGAGCGAAGGTAATGCCAGATTATGTAACAGATGGGGATCAGGGTTTTATCGGAGTCAATTCGCGCCTTGATCCGTCACAGTTGCAACCCGGCATTGTTGCCGAGGCCAAGAATAAACGATTTGTAAGTGGCGTAGCTAAGACACGGCCGGGATCGGTTTTGCTGCCGTGGAGTAATAAGGCAGAAGCGGATTACGAAGATAAAGTTTACGCCGAAAATTCCATAGTTCGTTACAGCGGCCGCAAGCGCCGAATCTCTGGTGGAACAAATTCAGATCATGGAGTTGCTGATGGTGTTGTAAATGGAACTTTTGCCGCTGATTCGGATTGGACAAAAGGAACAGGGTGGACAATCCCCGGTAACGGATTTGCTGAAGTCTCCTCTGAATCGGCTCAATCTAATCTTTACCAAGATGTAGGCGCTGCAAGTGGGCATGAATACCTCGTTACATTCACCCTATCCGCTTTAAATAACAGCACTTCGCTTGCGGGTAACATTAAGGTCTTTGTTGGCCATGATCAGACTGACCGGCCCACGTTTACTGCTGCGGGAACGCATAGTTGTGTTGTCACTTCTGTAGGCAGTAATGAGGCAAGGTTGTTATTTCAAAAAAGTAGCGATTTTGTCGGTAAGATTTCTAACGTAACTTTTTCAGAACCAACTCAAGTTCAGTTGTCTGATAATCAAGGTGTTTTAAGTAACCCCAGCAAAGGCCCATATTTTCAACGTAACTCTACCAATGCTGGATCTAAACTTACTCCTCTCAATAGTTCAGGAAATGTCAACTCGGGATGGACAGACTTGGGAAGTCGAACTTATCCATTCGGAACCGTGTACGGAATTGGTGTGTATTCCGATCCAAACTCGGTCGAGTACCTACTCGTTGCTACTTCCACAGGAGTTTACTTTTCCCGTGAAGGAAACCTTGCAACTAAACTAGCAGGGAAAACTCCTGATGGGCCGGTTGAAATGGTGCAAGCCTTCAGCCGGGTCATCATGTTTCGAGGGGAAGATAAACGTCCTTACATTTTAAAAGATTTAGCAAGTGGTTTTGAGGAGATTACGCAAGAGGACAACGAGGAGGATTTAGAGGAGAACGATCAGGGTGATGGGACTGAGGCGATCCCCAGCGCTGCCACGGGTATTTACTTTCAGAACAGATTGTTCATCCCTCACAGTCGCGATCTTATTAGTGCTTCTGATTACCTCTCAGTCAGTAGGTATCAGCCCGTTTTAAGTAGCTTTCGGATCAATCAAGGCAGCGCCGATAAACTGGTTGCCTTACATAAATTTGATAACTCGAGCATCGTTTGTTTTAAGGAAGCATCCATCTATATTGTCAGAAATGTGTATGGCAATCTAATGGATATTGTACTCGATGAAATCACAAGCGGGTATGGATGTGCTTCTGAAAAGAGTGTGACAAGTGTTGGCCGGGATGTGTGGTTTCTGTCTGAAAAGAGAGGAGTTTGTAGCCTTGGAATTACTGATAGCGGGGCGGTGCAGGGGATAGATCAACCGTTGTCGGAACCGATCCAGCCATTGGTTGATCGGATCAACTGGAATCACAAAGAAAAGGCGGCTGCCATATTCTTTAATAATCGATACTACCTCGCTTGTGCTTTAGACAATGCTCTCGATCCAGATGGCAACGCCAGCAACACGGCAGTTTTAGTTTACGATTTTCTCAATCAATCGTGGGCCGGATACGACGATAAGGTTTATGTTCAAGATTGGATTGAAATAACGGTCAGCGGTAAAAAGCGACTTTGCTATCTTGGTTATGACGGGACAATCAATCTTTATGATGATGACGAATATGGAGGGCTGGAAGATGAAGTTGTCAGCGCTGCCGGGGTTGTGTCTACCAATCCAATTCTCGATTCATTAACCACTCGAGGATACAACCTAAAGACACCGGATCGTAAGCGTTGGCACTCAGCCAGAATTTCACTCAACTCCCTTAATGTAAACATGACCACTTCCGCAACCGTGGATGGCGTGGAAGAAAAGACGGCGATCCAAACTATCAGCACCATTAATACGAAATACGATAAACCGTTTTACAAAGCAGATTTTGTCGCAACCAATGTAAATGATGATTTCTTTGATCCTTACCGACAGGATTACAGCGTCACATTAGCAAACGATAGTGATACCTTTTGGTTATCTAAAGTGTCAGCGGGAGTCTGCAATTTAAGCCAATACACCAACCAGACCGATTGCGAAAATAATGGAGGTCAATGGGGGTATGTGGATACGCAAGGGTTTAATCCGAGTCTTGAGCAGGAAAGTGTTCATAAGCTCAGATTAAATGAATCAGGCAGATACGTTCAAATCGTCACAGAGGGAACTCAGGGATCAAATGGGTTAACCAGTATTGTGGTGGATGGGCTGCCGAAAAACACAGTTTTAAAGAAAGAAGTTTAAAATGCCATTATCAGTAAATGTAGAAGCAAGTGAGACATTCCCGGCCAATGAGGCCGTGACACTTCCAAAGTTAAGAAAAGCCGCAAAGCCAAGCGTTGCGATCAGCGGCACAGTTGGGGCAATTGATTTAGCAAGCAACAGCATTAGCACAGCAAAGCTCGAAGATGGTTGTGTGACTGCCGCTAAAATGGGGAACGCTGCAATTGATGGAGATTCCGACAACACAAACAAAAGAGGGGTTTTGTTGGTTAGTGGTGTTCAATCAGGAACAACAACCGGGCAATTTGAGGAATTGTATGCCGGGGAAGTAAATCAGTTTTTGATTGGATCAGGTACAGTATCAGAAGGGGTATGGTCAGGGGATTACAATCTTAAAAGCAAGGCGCTGGGATCGGGATCGTCACTTGAAGTCACTAGCCAAAACAATACCTCGTTTGATCTAGTTATTAAGGACGGGGCAATAGTGCAGGACATGATGGGTACTGGATCAGTTGGTAAAGCTCAAATACGCGATAACAATATTACGTTGAGTAAAATCACGGCCGGTGGGGGAATATCGGCAGATGGGGGTATTGCTGAAAATGATGCAACTTTTTGGGGGGGGATTATACAAATCAATCCAGCATTAACCGTGGGGGGGTATCACGGTAAAGTTGTGACGCTGCAACCTACTAAGCGCAATCAAGTTCTTTACGCTGATGAAATTGGTAAATCTTTTATTTTTGGTGATCATCCACAAGTCCCAAGGGCATCGATCACCGCATGGCAAACAAGTGGAACTTATAGTAATGATACTGCCACCGCCGCCGCCACAGGAGATTTTAAATTAATTAGGGCAAACAATGTAACCTCCATAGAAAGGACGGCAAAAGGAACTTATAAGGTTAAGTTTCCTGCTGATGTTTATGCGACAGGAGACACGGTTCATGTATCTGGATGGACAGACCATGATGGAGATGAAACATATCATGCTGTAGCTGGAGTGTTAGACGATACGGCTGGGTTAACAAATAACACCGTTACTACAACAAATGATGTCCAAGAGTTAATTGTAACATTCTATTCACATTTTGCTGCGACTGCTGCTGGTAGCGATAAAAACAATGGGAGATTTATTGAGTTAGCTTTCTATTGATGATTAAAAATTCTGACATAAGCAAAAATGCAAAGATTGATCCTTCTAAGATAGCGCCAGCGCCGAAAGAGGGAGAAATTTTATTAAGCCAGGACAACGGTAAGTTTGCTTCGGTAAAATTAACTGGTGATGTATCAGTAAATAAGAATGGAATTG